TCACAAGTTCTCAATAAGTTTATCCATCATATCAGCTGTTTCTTTTTCTTCTTCTTTTAGCACATCGCTATAAACATCCAAAGTTATATTAATATTCTTGTGTCCTAACCGAGTTGAAACGTACTTAATGTTTGCTCCTGCTTCAATTAAAAACGTTGCATGGGTATGTCTTAGGCCGTGTACGGTTATGTTTTGAACTTCTGCTTTTTCACATAACAGGCGAAACATATACGTAATTCTTGATTGTTTGATAGGTAAATTTCGAGAACTTAAAATAAAATAGTCCTTATCGCTTAAAATTATCCCTTCTCTGAAAAGCCGTTCTTTCTCATGATTTTTGTATTTTTTTATTAAAGTGAGTAACGAGTTGTCAAAATAAACTTTACGTATGCTGGTTTTTGTTTTAGGTTTATTTTCACCGTAATCACCACGTGTAGAATTGATATCGAAATATTTTTCGGTTAAATCAATATCACTCCAACGCAGCCCCATCAGTTCGCCTTTCCTCATTCCAGATTTTAGCAGAGTTAAAAATATAACTTGCGTTTGAATATCTTCGTTTTCTAAAACCGCCACAAATCGCTGTAATTCCTTTTTAGAGAACGAACGAACATTATTACTTAAATCAAATTTAAAGCCTGTTAGCGTGTTGCTAGGGATGATTTGATTGTGTACCGCAGCGTTAATCATCCTCATTACAATTTTATGCCACGTTTGAATAGTTGATTCTGTATATTTGTTTTCTTGTCTTAATTTGTCAATAAATTCTCGTTTATAAGTAATCTTATTTAAAGAAGATAGCTTTTGATTTCCAATCAATGGTGATATGTGAAATTTAACAGCGGATTCAATGTTTTGTTTTGTTGAAACACTCCAATTGTCTTGGGCGTAAGGTATCCAGACTTTGATCCATTCATCTATGGTGAGTTGTTTATTTTCGACGAAGGAAGTATTTTGTGTTTCTAAATCATATTGGATTTTTAGCAATGCTTTATTCGCCGCTCTTTCACTTTCAAATCCACGTTTGCTAGCTTCTTTTCGGTGTTTTAGAGAGTTGTAATAAGGATAGCGATATCCCCAAAAAGTTCCTTTTTTATTTGAGTAAGAAAAAACATATTTGTATTTTTTGGACCAATTTAGTTTCGCCATATTTTCACGTCCTTTTCTTTGTGGTAAAATAGGCGTAACAAAATAAGCCTATTTTGGTTCTATTTTTAACGCACTAACTTCTTAGCCGGAGAGGGTGCGTTATTTTTATTGTAACAATTCACGTTTTTTTATTTCAAATTCTTGTTTTGTAATAATGCCATCATCTAACAAGGCTTTAAATTTTCTTATCTCGTCTGCAGAAGATAATACAGTGTTATCTTTATTACTTGAATTAGTTTTTAGTATTTGGTCCAGTTTTGCAATTAATTCGTTGTATTTATCCATTAAACCTTTACCAATCATAGAATCAGTTTTTGTTTCAGTTGTGATTAACATATATTTTACTGTCTGATTATTAGGAAGATGTAACATAACTCCTAATTGCTTAATGGAAGTAAATTCTTTTCCACCTGTTCCAGCACCAACTAAAGCCCCAACAGGACCAGCTAAAACGCCACCAACAACTGCACGAGTTATTCCGTGATGTTTTTTTATATTGCCACCAACAAAAATATCTGTGTAACTAATCAAATCATCATAGTTGATAACTTGTTGTTTTCTTGATTCAGAAATACTTTTTGGGATAAATATTTTTTTGTCTGAATCATTAAAATAAATACCGCCTATTACAATATCATGATTATTTTTAAAATATTCTTTTATTTGCTTTTCTTCTGCTTTCTTTACCTTTTTTTCTTCTTTATTTCCAAATAAAAACATACTATATTCCTCCATTTTTGTTGTTAGTTTTATCAACAAACTTCAAGATAAGTTTTAAGTCTGTGTCCTTACACGAGATTTTTTACGCAAAAATAATTCTTTGTAGTTCATCAGCACAAGCACATTTTTATATAACTGATTAATTTTGTTGAATTATAGTTATATCTATATTGATTAATAGCTGATCTTGCTAAGCATGGATTTAATAAGAATATTTTTGTTAAAAAATCATATAACCTTACGTGTAGTGCTGCAGCACTCATTTCAAATTCTTCGCAAATTTGACGGAAAGACATTTGCTTTTTTAAACATTCTTTCAATGCTTCATTGTTTATTAAAGCAAGGGATGCAAATATATTAGCTCTTATTTCTTTTGGTTCATCTTCGCTAGTGTATCCTTTTCCAGTAATTAAATCTGAAAAACTTTGAGACTTGCATTCCTTATTCATATCAAAAAAATAATGTGCAGATTCATGAAGTATTGAGAAATTTTGCCTTCCTTTAACCATTGTTGGATTATAGGAAATTCCGCATTTATCGTGAAATTTTATTATGTTTCCTGAAAATATTTTTCTTGAAACATCACCGAAACTATAGGGAATTATGTCAACATTTTCTACGTCAATCATATAATCTTTGTAGTGTTTCCATCTTAACTCTTTTAGTTCAATTCCATAGTAATTAGCAACTTTTTCAATAATAATATATGTCTGGTCATGATATTCAAAATAATTATCGTAGTCTAAATACATAGGGGTCATCCAATCATTTATTTTTAAGTCTTGATTTCATGAATTCTAAGTACTCTTTTAATTCTTCTCTGAGCTGATCTTTTTCGGATTCGGTTAAATCTTCTGTATTTACACGGAAGAAAGTTGTAATTTCATCTTCTTCTAAGTTATTAGAATTTGGATTATCAGTTCGTCCAAGTAAATAATCTACAGATATATTGAAGTAGTCCGCAACTTTTTTTAATTTATCAGAACCAGGAGTATTCTTACGCCATCTATTAATTACCCCGTTTCCAAATCCCAATGTTTCTTCTAATTGTCTTATTGACATTTTCTTTTCGCTAGCAAGTAATTTTATTTTTTCGTATAAATCCACTTATATCAACCTTTCTAGAAATACAAAGAAAATATGTATACAAAAAATCTACAAAATGGTTGACAATGTAGAAAAAATGTATATAATAATTCTTGTAAGTTAATTGGATAGAAAAAAAGCAAACTAAAAACATACCTTACAGCATTAAGTTTGGCGACCGAGTGCATAATAAAGGTTTTGTTATAGGCTTATTTAACTATGTTCTGATTGTAGAATATTTGTATACATAAGTCAATAGTTTTATAAATTCTATCTAATTAATTTACAAAAAATACTAAAGAAAGGAGAAACTAATATGCCAGACACAACAGCGGGCAGAGCGAAAATTCGTGAGTACTTTGATGATAAGAAAATATCATTAACATCTGTAGCCACGTATTTCAATATTCATAAGCAAGATCTAAACGACTATCTTTCTGGTAAAAATCAAAGTAAAAAGGCTCACGAAACACTAACGGCTATTATTGAATACTACAAAATTAGATAGGAGTGTTTAGAATGGAAAATTTTCTAGATACATCTTCAAAAAACTTTCTATACAACATTATTGAAAAAATCCTGAGAAAAATGTTTGAGCAAGTCATAAATGAAGCTAGTCAAGGATTAAATGAACGTGCTGAGTATTTAGACATCAAACAATTATCGTCTATGTATTCAATGTCTGTTCCTGAAGTTGAACAAAATTTTGTAAAAGACAAACGTATGCAAATGATCGAAAAAAGAAAGCCTGGTACTAGCAAGGGAAAAAGATACTGGCCTGCTAAAGAAGCTATAAAAATTTGTAATGACATCATGAATCATTGGGATTAAAGGAAAGGACGATACAGAAACAATGGACAACTTAGTAATTATGAAAAACCAACAAGCAGTAACAACTAGTTTGCAAGTCGCAGAAACGTTTAATAAAAATCATCGTGATGTTTTAGCAGCGATTGATGATTTAAAAGAGGGGGTTGCGGAAAATTACGCAGGGCTATTTTACGAAGATAGCTATATTCATCCACAAAACAAACAAAAATATAGACAAATCATTATGAACCGTGACGGATTCACGCTACTAGCAATGGGATTCACTGGTCAAAAAGCTCTTAAGTTTAAACTGAAATACATTGAAGCTTTTAACCAAATGGAGGAACTGCTTAAAACTCAATCAAACTTACCGATTAATAACACAGAATTGTTATTAGAAGCTGCGTTAAAACATGAACGTGGATTGACTCTTGTAAATCAACGTTTAGATAAGCTAGAAACAGAAACTACAATTAATAGAAGCCAACAACGAAAGATACAAGGGCTAGTTTCATCAACTGTTATCAAAGTATTAGGTGGCAAAAAAACATTGGCTTATCAGGATTCAAGTATTAAGCAATCAGCCTTTAGTAATTGTTATAAACAATTGAAAGCATTATTCGATGTAGCATCTTATGTAGACATTCCAAAAGTTCGATATGAAGAGGCTGTAGCTCTAATTCCTAGATGGAAGCCTAACTTAGAATTACAAGCAAGAATTGATATGGCTAATGATAATGGAGATATGTTTAAAGAAATAGGATAGTAATGATAAAAGGATAAGCCTTAACTTATCCCCAGTTAAAAGTAGTGTCAACAATAATAGCTTTTTGATCCATATCACTTTTGATGGATTCAATAATTTCTAAAACAGAAGATTTATAGTAATAAGTCTTGCTTGATGCGATTACTTCATTTTCTTCGGTTTTAATTACAAAATAGTATTTTTTATTAGAAGCTTTCTTTATTACAAAAAACATTTTGACACCCCGCTTTCAACTGAATTATATCAAAAAAATTATAGGAGGGTAAATATGAAAGCAATACGTGAAGCACGATTGATAGGCGCATTATTATTGATGATTGCGCTAGGTGTGTTATTGAAAAGCCACTTTTCAGTTCCAGTGTTGGCAACAATAAGTGTACCTCTTTTTATCCGTTGGTTTTTCAACTGGGATGAAGCGGAGTATCAGCATTTTCAAAAAAGACAAAATAAAAAGCCCCAATCGTCTGCCAACGATTAGGACACATACAAAATGAACTAAGGAGAGTATACCAAAATGAACGATAAAATTCAAAAATTGATTAAAAAACTAGCAAAAGAATGCCAGAAAGAAGATGTAGCTTTATCTTTGGCAGCTATCGATTTAGAAGGAGAGATGGCAATATCTCAAGTTGGAAAAGGCACGATAGTAGCCATTGCTGCACATAGCCAATATACACTAACAAAAGAAAAACTGGAACAATCAGATTGTGATTGTCCAAAACATCGTTTATTAAAAGAGATGTACGGTACTGAAACAGAAACTACGACTAAAAATACACATACTTTTGTCACAGATGATCCAAACGATTTGATGGATATATTATCGAAGATTTTTCGAGGTGAGTTTAAATGACTAGAAAAGAAAAGTTAAACCAAGCAAAAAGATTAGCTGATTTATGGTACAAACAACAAAAAAGTCAACTATACATTGCGCAACAAAAAGAGCACAGAAGGATTGCATGATGAAAAAAGCGACTACGCCGCCAAGCAAATAGTCGCATACAAAATTATACTAGAAAAATTGTAACACAGAAAAGAGGTTTTGTGAATGAATCGTAGAGAAGCAAATGCACTAGACAGATATTTAACAGAGCCGACTGAAAAACCACATAAGGAAACCTATGAAGATGATCCAGTGGATACTACTGATTATTTTGGAAATGAAATTGCTGATGAAGACGGTGTGTTTGAGATAACTTTTGCAATGAAATGTCTTTATACAGGACAACCAGTACTCACTTGTAAAAAAATTGCTACACAAGATACAATCGTTGATTTGATAGAAGAATTAGGCGAAGAAAACGTGTATTTAATTGAATATGTGAGTTCAGGAAAAAGATATAAGGAGGGCTTATTGAATGACTGAAGCAACCAAAACAGATTTTTCTAAGTTGAATGTTTATCAAAAATTAGCGTATGTGAGACAAAAAGCACCATATATTCAAAAAAGTAAACGTGGCCAGCAGTACAGCTATGTGGGGTCAAGCGATGTACTATCCGCATTAAATACAGTCATAAATCAAGTTGGATTAATTTTGAAGCCAGAAATTGTTGCTCATCAAGTTCGGGAATCACAAGATGAGGTATGGAAAGCGGATAAAGTAAAGAAAGAGCCTGTAGCCAAAAAACGTACAACGTATTTTACAGAGCTAGAGTTAATGATGACATGGATTAATATTCATAATCCTTCTGAGATTGTTGCTTGTTCATGGTATAGCCAAGGAGTAGATATTGAAGGAGAAAAGGGGGTAGGAAAAGCACTAACGTATGCGGAAAAATATTTTTTATTGAAATTTTTTAATATTGCAACAGATGATGACGATCCTGATAAATACCAAAAAGAACAGCTAAAAAATACTACAATTACTGAACGGCAAATTGATATGTTGAACGCATCAATTAGTAGAGTAGCCGAGCTGGCAGGGCAAGAATTTGAAGCTGTGAAATCGTTAGCTATAAATGATTCTGATTTGAATCCTAAAAAAGCATTTGAAGAATATAGTGCTTATGATTATGGTGTTATTTCTAAATTGCTTGCGAAGTGGATAAATTTTTATGAATCTAGGCAGAAGGTTCAAGAAGATAAGAAGTGATTGAATGATTGGAAAAATCATAAAACACAAAGGAAATAAATTGGCGATTGAGTTTGAGGATGAGATCAACTCGAATTTCCTCAAACTCCTAGCTAACAACGATGACAATTTAGTAAAAGTTGAACTATTAGATAATCGACAAATGTCTCAAAAACAGAATGCACTTTCTCACGTTTTAATAGCTGATATAGCTCGTTGGAGTTATGACGAACCCAAATGGATAGAGGAAGTTTTAAAGTATTACTACGAAGCTAAAAGTGGCGTGTATTTTGAACATAGTAAGGCTACACGACATGAAGCAACAGAATGGATTAGTTTTTTAATCGAATTCATTTTGAAAAATGATGTACCACTAGAAAAGAGATACCAATACTTGCTAGAAAATAACAAATGGTTTTATTACTGCCTTAAATACCGTAAGTGTTGTATTTGTGGGAAACATGCCGATGTTTGTCATATCGAGGTAGTCGGTATGGGGCGAAATCGTCAAAAGATTAATCATGAAACATTTACTTTTTACGCTGGTTGTCGTCAACATCATCAAGAAGAACATCAGATAGGTACTAAGAACTTTTTAAACAAGTATCAAATTAAACCAGTAAAACTAAACGTTGAAGAACGTAAGAAGTTGAATATCGGAGGTTAACAGTTTGGTAGAGGAATTACTTGAAAAATACAGGCAATTAACATCGAGTCAAAAACTATTTTTTGAACTATTAGCATTTGTCTATATCGGTTCAAGAAATGGTAAAGGAATAGCTATTGAAGCACAAACAATAAAAAAAGTCGTTAACGGAGAAATTAAGCATAAATATGTTTATACGGTCGTTGTTGATGAGGAGGATAACTAGTGAATGAACATAGAGGATATTACGCCATTATCCCAGCGATTGTTCGCTATGATAACCACTTAAATGGGAATGCAAAATTATTGTATGGAGAGCTAACGGCATTAGCAAATGAAAAAGGCTATTGTTGGGCAACGAATCAATATTTTGCAAATCTGTATAACGTTAGCAAGCGAACAATTATTTCATGGCTGAAACAGTTAGAAGAAAGAAACTATATAAAAATACAAATTTTTTATAAGCCAAACAGCAAAATGGTAGATCGGAGACATATCTATATCTTACCGTATCCAACTGATACAGAATTTTACACCCCTAGTGAAGAAAATTTCATCACCTATGGAAAAAATCATCAGGAGGGGGATGAAGAAAATTTCACTACCCCTAGTGAAGAAAACTTCACAGAGAATAATACATTAATTAATAATACAAAGAATAATACAAAGAATATATATAGTGTTGAACAAAGTTCAACCATGTCTGAATTATTTGAAAAGGTTTGGAAAACATATCCGAAGAAAACCAATAAGAAAAAAGCCAAAGAGCAATTCTTAAAGAAAATTAAGTCAGATGAAGACTTCGAACGGTTTAAAACAGGATACAAAGCTTATCTTAAGTATATCAAATTAAACGACTGGTATCATCCACAAGAATTGTTCCGCTGGATACGTGATGAACGTTTTAACGATGAATACGACTTGTCTGAAACGGCAACGCAAGTAAGATATTCAAATAATCCAGTTAGACAAGAGAAGTTGCCAGATTGGGTAAATGAACCAAAAAAAGAAGAGGAGAAACTATCACCAGAAAAGCAAGCTGAACTTGATAGGCAAATAAAAGAATACTTGGAGGGGAAATGATGCGAATTATCCTACCAATTGAACCAAAGCCACAAAGTCGCCCGAGGTTTGCAAGGCGTGGGAATTATGTTCAAACCTATGAAGATAGCGCTATGAGAGCCTATAAACAAAAGGTAAAAGCGTATCTACGAAAGACAAAACCAGAATTGATTGAAAAAGGGGCTATTTTTACGCATATTACGTTTTACATCACTGCCCCTAAATCTCTATTAAGTTCTAAAAAGAAACGCTTAGAAGTGGAATTAGAGCGTAAATATTGCGATAAGAAACCTGACTTGGATAATTATTTCAAAGCAGTCACTGATGCTGCCGAAGGTATTTTATATAAAAACGATGGTCAAATTGCTGTAATGGTTTGTCAAAAGTTGTACAGTATGCGACCACGAACAGAACTAGAAATTACAAGTTTGGAGGAACAAGTGTAGTGGGTAAAACGGGTAAACAGATCAAAGAGAATTATTCGGTTAGAAAGCGAGTAAAGAAGATGCTTAAATTTAAAGAATTTAATATTCAATTATTCGTCGTTCACATTTATATAAAAAAGCTAAGTAGTTTTAAAACCAATAAAAAATAGTATAAAAAAACTAACTAGTTTCCGCTAGCTAGTTATAGATACATTTTCATCTCAGATAGAGACAATTAATAATACATTACTATGAAATTTAAGGCAACAAAAAAAGCCAGCTGACCACTAGCTGACTTATGTGGTAGAAACAACTGTTTTCCGCCAGTTGTTCTTTAGGTGTGAGTTAGCACTTTCCCCAAATAAAGTGCTATTAAAAAGCCGATTAAAAATCGACAATAAATCTCTTGCAGAGACGTGTACTACTATTAACTGTTTACCAGAAGTTAATGTAGAAAAGGAGGAAATTTATTTCATAAATAAAATCCCCAAGAAAGTTAAAGTGATTATACCATTGAAAAATAGATTTGAAAATACTTTCTATGTCAAAAATATTTATTAGATGGAAAATATCAAATGAATAAAGATGATGTGAAAGATGATGAATATTTTGATAAATAAATAGCCAGTCGGTTTCCGCCGACTGGCTGAGAAGTGAATAGCTATTGGAATAGTATTCTTAGTATAATTTATATCATATAGAGTCGTTGATGAGCAAAGAATAAGCATTTCTTATATATATTTGGATAAATAAAAAAAGCTACTTAGTTTCCGCTAGGCAATTCTTAAATGATGATATGTTTATTATAAATTATTATACCATAAAAGGAGCGATTTCACTTGATTCTATTGTTAAAAGAAGTAGATTTTCGACAAACAAAAGCGAATGCTAGAAATGTGTTGAAGAGTTTTAGACGTTTAGAGCGAATAGCTGGTCGCTCTTTGATAGATTTAAAATCACCAATTATTACAGATATGCCTAAAAGCCAAAGTCATGGGAACAAATCAGAAGATGCGCTAGTACAATTAGCAGATGCAGAAGCAGAAAGAGATGCAATTTTATCTGCGCTTATGGCATTAAGCCTAACTAGCAGACAAATTTTACATTATAGTTTTTGTGTGCAGGACCGTTACTCTAATTACAAGATAGCTAGGGAAGTTGGCTATTCCGAAAGAAGTATTCAACGAATGAAATCAGAGGCTTTAATTGAATTTGCCGAAGCGTATCGAAATGGAAAAATAATTGCATATAAATAAAATTTTTGGCGGTTTTTTGGCGGAAAGTTGGCGGTTTTTATCAATATTTAGATGTTATTATGGTAGTGTCGAAAGATAAGGAAACGAGGTAAGGCATGCATTACCTATCTTAGCTCCGTTTCACTTATCTTTGGAGGCTACCTACAAAAAATAAAGAATAAGGATGTGGAAAGTCCAGTTCTTTCTGTCTCGTTTAGTCTAGGTAGCAAATATTGCAATAAACTTGGCATAAAGCTTACACGTAGACGTACGCTGAAAGCACTTGTCAAGATAGCGCTATGTAGTTTGCAATGATCACTCACAAATCAGACGTTCTCAAAAATAAAGAAATGAGGTGTAATTCCTCTCTCTTTTTTCTACAGGTTTGTGAGTGATTACTATTAAAAATTGAAAAATCAATAGATTTAAACCTAGTGAAGAGCATTTGAACAATGTGCTAGGGTAGTATGGGATAAGTCGATAACTAAAATGAATTGGGATACTGATTGATTTTAGTGGTGGATTTTACAGCAATGTAAAAAGGACTGATAGTAAAAGCTATTAATCGCAAAGTACTACGTGGAATTTGTGCAGGTGTAAGGTACGAAACTTTCGGGCGTGACAATAGACGTTCCAGTGGAGAATAATCTAAGTTAGGTGGAAGTGTGAGAAGCTTGGCAGACCTTAGAAACCTCAAACCAAGCGCTTTGCAGAGAAACTGAGAAATCGGTGTTTAACGAAAGAAGTCGGTACAAGTAGCTTAATGCAGCAATTTATTTACAGATGACAAATAATAAAAATGGGACTCTTATGTAAATGCTGAATGTTCAAGTGAAAGTTATTAGCCAGTAGAGCTAGATCATACAGAAAAAGCAAAGAGAAGCTATTGGGTAGCGCCCGATAGTTCAGCCTCTTTGGGTATGTGACTGAATAACACTGTAAACAAAGGAAGCAGGAAGAAAAGCCTAAATCTGTTGATTTTTGAGTTTTTAATGAGGCATATTGTCTAGTTAATTATTATGAAAGGACTGAGTGAAATTGAAAACATGTAAAGAAAAATTGCAAGAACTTTTGGGAAATAAAGATTTAACTTTTGTAGAATGGTCGCAAATGAATGAAGAAAAGGGCGATGGTTTTACAGAAGTTGAGGTAACTTTTAAGTATAAAGTAAAAACTCCTGTTAAAGAATAACAGGAGCTGAAATTTTAGAATTTAGGCAAACTCAATAAATTATCTTTTATAGTATGGTTTGCTTTTGTTCTAATATAAGGTGGAAATCATCCAAATGGCGGAAAGGAGTTAAACATAATGTTAAAACAAAATTATGACGGATTTAGTAAAGATGAATTAATTAAACTTATTGAACATCAGCATTTGGAATTAATACAAAAAGAAGCTGTATGTAGGGAATATAAAAAGCATCTCGAAGAAGTAATTGAGCATCACTCGGTAGAAAAATATCAATCGATTGTTCAAAAAAATAGAGAAGCAGTAGAAACTGCTCCTCAGGTCATTTAGCCTTTGTGACATGAATAACAACAATAAAAACAACCATCAAAATTTTTGGACGGATGCTCGTTACTTGCTCTTGCAATAGCATCTTTACAATTGTCTTCGACACCAATATAAGTTCTGTTTAAAACATCTGGAAGAAATGAACAATCTACTGTATGAACTTCATGGCGATTGTTTTCGTCAACATTATTGTTAAAATAATATAGTGGCATATGTATCACCTCCTTGATTATATTATATCGAATGTGTATAATTTCACAATATGAAAAATTATCGCTGTGGCGGAATAGGTAGACGCTCGTACGTGAGATTAGACATTGGAACAACGTATAAGTTCGTATGTAGGGCTTTGGCCCATCGGGTAAATCTAATCATGCAAGGTGCAAATCCTTGCCAGCGATATTGAGATTACGGTAGACAATCTCAAAAAATGGCATAATGTAATTGATACTTTCGGTTGGCGTGAAGCATCTGGGATGCAACGAGCATATAGCGAGATAAGAGGCAGGTTCGATTCCTGTCACGCCAATAGGTAGCTTTGCTACTTAAATAAAAGAATCGTCAATAGATGTTTCTGCTACATTCACGATGAGGCACTAGCTTAAAAGTGCCTCTTTTTGTTTGGAGGTATTGTTATGTTTAAGTTATTTGAAATCATTAAGCAGGAAGATTCAAGAAAATTAAATCGTTTGAAAAAAGAATTAAAGCAGACTAATCAACGTAAATGAGTGGTCTTTTTATTATTTGCATAATCAGTTATCCTGTATATATAAATTTATAAAGGAGATAACTATTATGGGAGAGAAAGCAAATGCAGTTAAAAATTTTTTGTTTGAAAATATTTTGTCAATAGTAACTGAACATGGAAAAGATTTTCTAAAAGAAAATGCTCTACCTTTATTGACAAATGAAATTGCGAAGCAAGGGGGTGATCTATTGATTGATTACGGAGCTAGTTTGATACCTGGTATTGGGGGAGCTATAACTGAGTTTAGGACGAATAAGAAAATAAGAAACTTAGAGGTTATGGCTCAAGCGATTAATAGAAGAAACGAAGAACTGAAGGAAAAATTTGAAAAACAGTCTTTAGACAATAAGGAAGTTTTAGACGAAATATTCGAAATGGTCATGAAGAAAATTGAATCTACTAATCAAGCAGAAAAAATTGAATTTATGATTAATGGCTACTCAGAGTTTTTGAATTTGGAGAATCCATCTTTTGATGTAGCTTATTTATATTTTGATACGCTTGATAAATTGACTATTTTAGATATTTCAGTTCTTAAATTGTCATATAAAACTAATACATTTAATGATATCGATGGATTCAATAACTATACAGAGTTATTAGAAGCATTTGACATCAATTATGATCAATATGTTGCAGTTAGAGAAAACTTATATCGGTTAGGCTTAATGCAAAATGAATACGATGATAAGCTTGCAAAAGACATAAAAAAAATGCAAATTGCCATTGAGGAAATTAGAAATTCTACAGAGAGCATATTAAATTCTTTGTCTGGGAAAAGAAAAATAAAATTGAAAAGTCTAACTAATAAAAGTAAGATAAGTCTTAAAGCAAAGGATAGATTGAAAATATCAAAATTTGGAAAAGATTTTATACGCTTTTTTGTTATCAATAATCAAGAAAAATAGATCACTTATTTAGTGGTCTTTTTTTGTACATAAAAAAGCCACTAGACTATGGGATCTAGTGGCTAGGTAGCATTCGTGAAAATGTTTTTTGGTTGCTAGGATTGTTAATGGTTGCTATTCACAAAAAGGAGTTGCTACCTATCAATAGTATATCAAGAAATAATTTATTGAATCAAGTACATAAAAACAATTAGGAGAAAAAAACATGAAAAGCTATTGGTATGTATCGCTAACATATAAATATCCACAGCCGAACCGCTCAACTGATTCAGTACGTGTTGTAATGTCTGTGCAGATAAAGAAGAATGCTTCAATTGTTGAAATGACGAGAGAAGCCACACCGAAGGAAATTGATGCGTGCAAGCTAGTTTATTGTGGTTATGGTAGTTGGAAAGATAAGCATATACAAGAGAATATAGAAATGTATGTGAAGTGATAAATTATTAGACAGAAAGGCGGTGAATAACATGCGAATGACCGAGAAACAGAAACGATTTTGTGACTTTTACATCGAGACAGGAAATGCCAAAGAGGCTGCTATCAGAGCGGGATATAGCGAAAAGACTGCAAAGCAGATAGGACAGGAAAACTTGACTAAACCTGACCTCAGAGCTTATATAGACGAACGCCTCGCAGAACTGAAAAACGAACGAACAGCCGATGCCCAAGAGGTGCTAGAGTACCTAACAGCTGTTATGCGTGGCGAGTACAAAGAAGCAACGCTAATTGGTGTAGGCGAAGGCGCACAAGCCGTTGTAGACATCGATGTGGGCGCAAAAGACCGTTTAAAAGCAGCCGAGCTTCTTGGTAAACGTCATGCGCTGTTCACTGATAAAGTCGATTTACAAACGGGCGATATTGTGATTAAGGTTGGTGAGTGGGATGCAGACGAAGAAACGTAATATCGTTTTAGAGTTTAACTTCCCGTCAAGAGTTTTTAACAAATCGTTTTATGATCGATTGGTGGATTATTCTAAATTCACCGAGGTTTATTGGGGCGGCGCTTCATCTGGCAAAAGTCACGGTGTCGTTCAAAAGGTTGTTTTTAAAGCATGTCAAAGATGGAAGAAACCAAGAAAGATTTTATTTACAAGAAAAGTAGGGCGTAGCTTAAAAGACTCTATTTTCGAGGATGTGAAAGCGTGTCTTTCTGATTGGGGACTGCTAGACAAGTGTAAAGTAAATAACACTGATTTTAGAATCACGTTACCAAACGGCGCAGAGTTTCTTTTCAAGGGAATGGATGACCCAGAGAAAATAAAATCCATCAAAGGGCTGTCTGACGTCGTGATGGAAGAAGCAACAGAATTTACACTAGAAGATTATACACAGCTTACTTTGCGTTTACGTGAACGTAAGCATGTGAAACGTCAAATCTTTTTAATGTTTAACCCAGTTTCTAAACTGAACTGGGTATATAAATCTTTCTTTGATGAGGAAGCAGAAGTCGATCAACGAAGAACGGGTATTTATCACAGCACCTATAAAGACAATCGGTTTCTTGATAGTGAAAATAAAAAGGTGATTGAGGATTTAGCCAAACGAAACCCAGCGTATTATCGCATATATGCTTTAGGAGAATTTGCTACGCTAGATAAACTTGTATTTCCAAACTATCAGAGAAAACGATTAGACAAGCACGACGAACTGTTAAGACAGATTGATTCAGATTTTGGCTTAGACTTTGGGTATGTAAACGACCCTTCCGCTTTTGTGCATGCAAAGGTAGACGAGAAGAACAAACGTATTTATGTTCTTGAAGAATACGTCAAAAAAGGCTTGCTGAATGATGAAATCTCAACGGTTATTAAAGATTTAGGCTATGCAAAAGAAGTTATCACTGCGGATTCAGCTGAAAAGAAATCTATTGCAGAAATCAAGAAGAACGGAATTACTAGAATACGTGCAGCCAAGAAAGGTCCTGATTCAATACGACAGGGGCTTTCTTTTTTATTGCAATACGAGCTAATCGTAGACGATCGTTGCGTAAAACTGATTGAGGAATTAGAAAACTACACGTGGGCTAAAGACAAGAAAACAGGGGAGTACACCAATGAACCCATCGATAGCTATAATCACGTGATAGATGCCTTACGATACGCAGTAGAACATCGTAGTAAAAAAGCACGTGGGATTAAATTACAAAGTGTGAAGGGGGTTATTTGATGACAGACAGTGTAAGCAGACCGAACACAGAAGGTAAAATACGAGAATTTGTTGACCTTTTAGGAAATCGTGTCTTTTATTGTGATAAAAACGCAAAGATTGACGAGCGTTTGGTGGATAAATACATCAATAAGCATCGGAAATTAATTGGGTTTTACGAAGAATTAGAAAAGCTCTACAACGGTCAGCATGATATTTATTATCAAAAAGGCAAAGGGATTGGAAAGCCCGACCATCGCATCGCGGTTAACTTTGCCCGTTATGTTGTAGATAGTTCTGCAGCTTTCTTTAACGGGAAACCAACAAAGATTACCCATCCAGACGAAGAGCTAAAGGAATTTGTTCAAGATTTCCGTAAAAGAAATGAGGAAGAAGACAACGATGCAGAGCTTTCTAAGCTAACTGCTATTTATGGACATGCTTATAAGCTTTTATATCAAAATGAAGAAGCGGAAACGTGCGTGACTTATTTAAAACCTACACAAGGATTTATCGTTTACGCAGATGATTTATTAAAAGCGCCTATGTTTGCCGTGCTTTACAACAAAATGACAAACGACGAGCTAACAGCAACTGTTTATCCACAAAACAGCACAGAAACGTTTATTTTTACACAAGACAAGACTTCTAAACGGTTAGAGAGTAAACAAGGACCGACCGTTTTTCAGAAAGCCTTGTCTTATTTGCTAGGTGGAAAAGAGGCAATCGCTAATCCGTACGGTGAAGTGCCTATGATTGAGTTTATGGAAAATGACGAACGACAAGGACGTATTGAGTCTGTGTGGTCGCTGATTAATAATTACAACGAAGCTCTATCAGAAAAAGCGAATGATGTGAGTTATTTTGCGGATGCCTACTTAAAAATGATAGGGGTAGATTTAGCTGACGAAAACGTCGCTTCCTATTTACGTGACAACCGAGTGATTAATAGTGCTGAGCCATTAAATGAAGGCGAATCGGTAGATATTAATTTTTTAGATAAACCTAGTTCAGATACAACACAAGAAAATCTATTAGACCGATTAGAGCGGTTAATTTATCAAATGTCTATGACTTATAATGCAAACGATGAAAGTTTTAGCAATAACGCTTCTGGGATTTCGCTAGAATTTAAAATGCAAAATCCTAGGAATTTAGCACAAGCGAAAGCTAGGAAGTTTAAAAAAGCATATGCGCAAATGTACAAAATGATTTTTTCATTGCCTACGAATGTACCTGCCAATAAAGCTAAGGAATGGTTTAATTTAGAATACACTTTTGATTTTAATATTCCGCGCAATATTAAAGACGAAGCGGAAACTGCACAAAAACTTGAAGGGATTGTTTCAAGAGAAACGCAATTAGGCGTATTATCGATTGTTCCTGACGTAACTCAAGAAATGGAACGCATAAAGGACGAAGAAACGGACGAACGTTTAAATCCACAAGTTGATTTCGGTAAATTTACTCGAAATACGGAAGAGGTGACCGAAGAACATGAGTAATTATTGGGCGGAACGAGAAGCAAAACATATCGAAGAAATGCTGAAACGACATGTGAATTACGAACAAGAAATTCATAGACGGTATTTACAGTTATGGAAAACGATAGAAGCAGAAATTCAGCAGTTTTACGTCGCTTATGCAGGGAAAGAGAAGATTAGCATTGATGAAGCGAAACGACGTGCAAGTAAACATGACGTACAAATTTTCGCGGAAAAAGCGAAACGTTATGTACAAACAAGAGATTTTTCAAAAGAAGCTAACGAGCAATTAAGGTTATACAATTTAACGATGAAGGTTAATCGTTTAGAGCTTTTAAAATCGAAAATAGGTTTGTATTTAACAGACAATACGAATCAGCTACAGACTTATTTTACAGCGATATTAACAGAGGAAGCTGTAGCGGAGTTTGTACGACAAGCGGGGATATTAGGCGGGTTCGTTCTTTCCGAAGAAACTTATCGATTGTTTGCTAAAGCGATTATTGATGGTTCGTTTCATAACGCGACATTTTCGCAACGTTTGTGGGTGAATCAAGATGTTTTGAAAGCAAGTATCGATCGCTTGTTAACAGTTGGACTATCAGCAGGCAAACATCCAGATGTTCTAGCTAGGGAATTACGTAAATTAGTTGTGATTGATAGCTTGCGAGGAAAGGAAACGGCTGATTATGTCGCACGTCGGCTAATGATTAGTGAATCCGCAAGAATACAAAGCGAAGTACAAAAGCAAAGCTACGAAAAATATGGGTATGAAGAATACAACCTAATTGTAGAACCAAGCGCTTGTCCTATTTGTGTAGGAATAGCAAGTGCAAATCCACATAAGGTTTCTGAAATGAGCCCAGGAATCAACGCAAGTCCTATTCACAACTGGTGCCGGTGTAGTACTGCACCCGCTTATAAAGACAAAAAGTTCTAGCAAAAGTTAGGCTTTTTTTTATTTGCCTTCTTACTGCTTACAGGCGTTAAAGAGAAAGCTGTTTCGATTGATAGGCGTAACCTATTAATTTCGATTAGCCACGTAATGGCTGGAGGTTTTAACATGAACGAAGAAAAACACTTACTATTACCGATGGATTTACAATTTTTTGCAGATGAACCAAATTCTGATGAGCCAAACTCTGGAAATTCAAACGAATCGGGGGATTCATCGACAAAGGATTCTCAAAATCCAAAAAATGAAAATCCAGACGGAAAAGAAACTGGAAAGACTTTTACCCGTGATGATGTTGCCAAGATGGTTGCAGCAGAAACTAAAAAGGCTGTGGCGCAAGCAAAATCCGATTGGGAAAAGCAAAAATCTTACGAGCAAATGACTGCGGAAGAACGTGTTAAGGCGAAAGAACAAGAAGCTACAGAAAAAGAAGCTTTAGCAGAAAAACGAGAAAAGGAAGCCCAAGCCCGCCTCGACCGTTTAACGCGTGCCGAATCTGTTCGTAACGATTTATCTGAGAATGGTATTTCCGACTACGTAAGTGCTGCACAAGCCGATTTATTGCTTGTGAAAGATACGGACGAGGATACAAAGAAAGCTGTAGATGAATTAAAACAAATTATTTCAAAAGCTAGAGATGGTATCCAAAAAGAATTGCTGAAAGGTCAAACTGTAAACGTTGCTACAGCAACAAAAGAGACCGATTGGCGCAGCAATTTGACTAAAAATTTAGAAAAGAAATAGGAGATGAAAAATTATGCCAGTTATTTTAGATAGCAAAGATTTAAAAGCAATTGACAAAGAATTTGCCGCAGGCTCGCAAGTTTGGGATTTATTGAAAGGTGGAGCTGCTGCAGTAACAGAAGCAGATTTTGTAGGCGCAAAAGAAGTCCGCATCAACAAAATGAAAGGTTTTACTGCTAGTGATTATAAACGTAACGAAGACAATAAACGTTCTAAAATTGATGTGGCAAAAGAAACGTTCAAATTAGAGAAAGATCGTTGGTTTGGTTATGACTTAGACACATTAGATCAATCAGAAAATGCTTCCTACGAAGTTCAAGCGCTTGTGGAAGAGCATACTCGTTTAATTGCGATTCCTGAAAAAGATCGAACTGCTGTACAACGCCTATTGGAAGCGGCATTTGCGGAAGCAGCGGATGATGATAGCGAAGGAAAATACGTTGGAAAAACGGTAAAAGAAACCATTACTACAGAAAATGCTTTGGCTTCATATGATGCGGCAGAAGCGTATATGACAGATGCAGAAATTGTCGGTCCGTTTATTATGTTTGCATCCACTGACTACTATTCAGCATTAAAAAATGCAAAAGGTGTTTCAAAAACATTTACTACGAACGAGCAACAAATTTCAGGTATTAACCGTAAAGTTGCGCAGTTAGACGGTTCCGATACTATTATTCAAAAAGTAGCTAAATCTCGCTTACAAGTTGATTCTACGAAGAAAATTAATTATATTCTTGTGCCTTTGATGGTTTGTTCGCCAGTTGAAAAATACAACTCTATTGATCTAATTCCAGCTTCACAAGACCGTGATGGCTACAGAGACACTATTAAAGGGTTGAACTACTACGATGCTATTGTAACTGAAAAAGCTCGCCCTGCCATTTACGTTTCTTACGATTCAAAGTAAGCGCCCCGACCGTTAAAAAGGTAACATCAACGGCAGATGGGGCAGTTATTGAAGCAGAGTAGGTGAGAAAATGTTTCGTTCAGAATATCGTGTATTGCTGGATATTTCAGATGATACCTACAAAAAAGATGAGGAAAAAATTATCAAAATCTGGGACATTACTGAAAAGCAACTGCTAGTAAAGCTAAAAACAGATGAGATACCAGAAAAATTGGACTATATTGTTCCATCAATTGTAGTGAAACGTTACAACCGTTTAGGTTTTGAAGGCATGGAACAGCATTCTCAATCAGAAGAAACAATTTCTTATAATTTGGACGACTTCGGGGAATTTCAAGATGAGATTAACGATTATCTTGAAGAACAAGGCTTGATTCGTAAAAGGAAGGTGTCCTTTTTATGAGAACCTGCATTAATTACTACAACAAAAAACACGAGCTGATTTCGGAAAAACTAATAGGCAGTGTAACCGAAGTCGGAACGGAAAAACAAATGACCATTTTCCCTAACATAAAGGAGCAGATGGTCATTTTTCGTTTTAGAGACCGCCTATCAATTCGTTCAGGTTTTCTTGAATACTACGACGAAGAAGAACAAAAAAATCGAAAATTTACCGTTGTTAAAAATTTGCGTGTTAGTAAAGGAACTTCGGTTTATGGAAGTGAATATCGATGACTTACCGAGTAGATATTTCAGGATTGGATGATTTAATCGAAGCGATTGAAGAAGCGAAAAAGCTAGACGATGTAAAAGAGGTCGTCAAAAATGATACTGCTTATATGGCAAATCAAATTGCAGAAGAAACACCAGTCAGAAGTGGATACTTAAAACGAAGTGAGACACCTTCTATCAAAGATGACGGAATGACTGGCGAAGTCGAAGCGATGGCTGACTATTCAGCATATGTAGAATATGGAACGCGTTATATGTACGGACGTTTCTATATGAAAAAAGGGCATACAGCAGCAGCTAAAAGATTTCTTGATAATATGGAGGCGTTAGTAAAATGACCTTTAAAGACCCGTATTCAGAGCTTTACGAAGCATTATTTGTCACGCTGGAGCAAGCAGGGTATGAAACCTATGGGCATTTGCCAGATGATGAGGCTTCTTATCCGTTTGTTTTCTTAGGTGAACAATGGTCTAAGGATAGACAAACAAAAACAAGAACGTTAGGTTCAACCAATATTATGATTCATGTTTATGATCATGACGACAAACGTCGAGAATTAAATCAAGTATTAGCCGATGTGCGAAAAATCGTTCATGAATTGCATCAGACTAAGAACTTTAATTGGTTAGTAACGGAAAGTAGCACAGAAGTGATTTATGAAAATACAACCAATTTTGGTACGAGCCTTGCACACGGTGTACTTGACATCACGTTAGAATTTGAATAAAGAAAGAAGGAAACTAGAAATGGAGAAAGCAATCCAAGGTAAAAAAATTAAGTTAATGTTTCGATTAACACGTGAACGTGCGACAACAGCGGCGAAGTTATTAGCTTTAGAAATTTCACACGAATATAAGTCAGAAACAAAAACAGATACGCAATCAACAAAAGACGGGAATGTTCCTACCTCAGGAATGCCGTCAGCTTCCATAGAAATGGAATTTTTACGGACAGGTACAGAAACTTACAACATGTTGAAATATGCGTATCGTAACGGGCTAGAAATTGATGTATGGCGCATTAATTTTGATAAAAAAGACCCAAAAACAGGAAAATACGAAGCGGAATTTGGCACAGGCTTGTTGGATTCATTCGGAGATTCTGCCGAGTCCGATTCTAATTCAAGTATTAAACCAACTCTAGTTTTAAATGGTGACCTAGTAGAAGGTTGGGCAACGGTTGACGCCGAAAATGAAGAACTTGCGCGTGCTTTCTTCTACGACACAGTGGCTGGTGCGGAACCAGAAGAGCCTGTAGAAAAATACACACCAAAAACAATTGAAGTACCTAAAGTTGAAAGTGTAACGCCGACATCAGATGGCGCCGTTGTAAAAGTGAAGGAGGAAGAATAATCATGGCAATTACTTATCGTATTTACAAAGGTAGTGAAAAAGTAGTTGAAGGAGCAAGTCCATTAACTATTACAGGACTTGATGCAGGAGCAAAAGTAGCAGCAGGAACGTACCATATTGTAAGTGTGCAAGATGAAAAAGAATCTGAAAAAGTAGCTATTCCAGCTTTTACTGTATTGGCGGGGCGCTCTTTGGAAAATAAACCAACAGAAGCAAATACGATTCCTGAAATCAAAGAATGGTTAACTGCTCACAGTATTGATTTTACAGGAAAAACAACGAAAACAGATTTATTAGCATTAGTACCATAATTAAAAATCAGGAAGTAGGCGGCAATGTGAAGGCATTGTCGCTTTTTTAGGAGGAATTTTACATGTCAACAAACGTAAAACCTGTCGCAACAATTAACGGAAAAAAATATTCTTTGATTTTCGGTTTTAAATTTTTAAACGAAATTAACGCATTAAAACCTGACGTTGAAGAAGTAGACGGCTTCGTTCAATTGGTTGGTGGGTTACAAGATGGCGACGCTTTTGCCTTTCAAAAATTAATGCACGCAGCGTTAATTACTTATGATGACTTAACAACGAAAGAAATTGACGACTACTTAGAAACGTCAGAAGAGGCTTTAACGTTGTTTGAAAATTTTACCTCTTTCTTGGAGCAAGCACCGTTAACGGCTCTTCGGACGAAAAAAGCGCTAGAAGCAATCAAAAAAATCATGGCTTACATGGAACAGATACAAGCCAATCAACAAGAAACGACAGCCTAGATTATGACGAAATAGTTGTCACTTGTTTTCAATATTTCCCCAATATCACTTTAAAAGAAATTGAGCGTATGACTCCTTATGAATTTAATTTACGGATAAAAGCTGTAAATTTACGTGCAATTAACGAAGAAAGGAAACTATACGTTAACGCGTTAGCTACACGTATTTTTACAACACCAGATGAAAAAGGGCAACGCTATATTTTTAACGAAGTGAAAGATGTCTATGACTTTGAAAAGCTTGAACGCGATGTGCGAGGGGAAATCTCGCAACGAGAAGCGGAAAAGCTAAGTGAGCTAGAAGAAAACGCTCGTCGATTAGAACAAGCAAGAAAAATTGTTGAGGAAAGGAGGAAACACCGTGACACAAAGTAAAACGGTAACAGCTATACTTACAGCACGTGATAACAATTTTACCAGTGCGATGAATGGCGCTGTGTCTTCGCTAAAAAAACTTAATTCAAATGCTTCTGATATTCCTAGTAATTTGAATACAGTGAATGGTGCGATGAAAAGTTTCGGTGATAAAACCGCAAGTATCGGCCAAAGCATTGAAAAAGTCGGCGGTTCGATGACTAAAGGCATTACACTCCCAATTGCGGGTGCCGTTGGCGCAGTAACAACCGCAGCGGTAAAATGGGAAAGTGCCTTTACTGGAGTTAAAAAGACCAACGATGAGATGGTCGATTCTAACGGTAAAGTCATTTATTCTTATGATGATTTAGAGAAAGGCCTTAGAGATTTAGCAAAAGAATTACCCACTAGTCATGAAGAAATTGCAAAAGTAGCAGAAGCAGCTGGACAGTTAGGAATAAAAACTGATAAAGTTGTCGGATTTACTAAAACAATGATCGATATGGGCGAATCAACAAATATGTCTGCAGATACAGCGGCTACATCCCTAGCTCGTTTTGCTAACATTACGCAAATGTCACAAGATAAATTTAGCAACCTTGGTTCAGCGATTGTTGACTTAGGGAATAATTTAGCGACTACCGAATCAGAGATTACAGAGATGGGCTTACGTTTAGCTGGTGCAGGAAAACAAATTGGTATGACTGAAGGAGATATTGTAGGTTTTGCAGCGGCGTTATCATCTGTTGGTATAGAGGCCGAAGCGGGTGGTTCAGCGTTCTCTCGGTTAATGGTTCAAATGCAATTAGCAACAGAAACAGGTGTTGAAGCTTTTGCGCCGCTGAAACAAGCAGTAGCGGAGCAAGGCGTGTCTTGGGAATCTTTTGTGCATGCTGTAAACTGGGGTGGAAAAGAACTGACGGCAGTTTCTAAGCAAATGGGAATACCTACCTCAGAATTAAAGAAAATGTATAAAGAAGCTAGCAAAGCATCAGGTAGTCTGGAAGATTTTGCAAATGTAACAGGTCGAACTAGTGAAGAGTTTGCACAATTATTCAAAAGCAATCCATCTCAAGCACTAATTGAATTTATCCAGGGCTTAAAAGACTCGGAAAAACACGGAATATCAGCTATTAAAGTGCTCGACGATATGGGAATTACAGAAGTTCGATTACGTGATAGTTTATTACGTGCAGCCAATGCAAGTGATGTCTTTGAAGGGGCTGTAAAACGAGGTAACGAAGCGTTTAACGAAAATACAGCTCTAGCAGAAGAAGCTGGTAAACGTTACGGAACTACAGAATCACAGTTAAAGATTTTACGTGGTCAATTAAACGATGTAGCAATTACGTTTGGCGGTCCATTAGTAGCCGCTTTAAATAGCGCGATAAGTGCTGCTAAGCCTATGATTGAAGCTTTAGCAAATATGGCTGAGGCTTTTGTATCAGCTGATCCAAAAACGCAAGAGTTCATCTTGAAAATGGCTGCGTTAGCTGCTTCTGCTGGTCCTGTGCTAAAAGTTTTTGGGAAAATGACAAGAGTTTTCGGCAAAACGATATCAACGATGTTTGAAACCGCAGGGAATATTGATAGCAAGTGGCAGCAATTTATTACTAAACCTATTGTTAATGGCTCTGGTAGTGCATTACAAGCTGTAAAAGGGTTTGTTTCTAAATATAAATCAAATCTAGCAGGGCTTGAAAGTGCAGGAGTTAATGTAAATGTATTAACAAGATTTACCACGTTAGGAGAGACTATTTCAGGTCTTTTTCCTACGTTAGATACATTTAGAGCAAATCTACGAGCAAGCCAAAGACAGCTAAATATGCTAGGAGAAGGGAATAAAGTTACTAACTTTTTTCGTTCTTTTTCTGCTTCTTTACAATTATCTAACAGTAAGTTAGCGAAATTTGCCTCTGTTGTTATTAATCCTGTAGGGTCGCTAAGAAACCTATCCTCTGCAGCTGGCAAATCGGGAACGGTTTTATCAGGGCTTGGCGTAGCTGCCTCAAAAGCAGGTGGAGGTTTTAGAACATTTGCGGTAACGGGTATACGATCTATAGCTAGTTTAACAGGAGCTATGTTGAGCAATCCCATAACAGCAATTTTAGTAGCAATAACCGCTACGATAGTTGGTGTAGTGCAAGCTTGGAAATCCAATTTTATGAACATTCAAGGCTACGTGAAAACTGCTTTTAGCGGAATAGTAAAATCGTTTAAAAGTGTACTTCCTAGCTCCTCGAGTGTTACTAAAACAATAAAAGGATTAGGAAATACCTTTAAATGGTTAGGTACTGGAGCAATTGTTGGTGTCACTTTTGCAATAGCAGGTTTTGTAGATGGATTACGTGCTATCATTACTGTAGGAAAAACGGTAGTAAATGCAATAATGGCAATTTCAAACGGTGTAAAAGGACTTTGGAAACGATTAAAAGGCGATTCTAAAGGTGCTGATAAAGCATTTAAAGATATGAAGAAAAGCTTATCTGATATAGAAAAAGATTGGGATACAATGTTTTCTGATTCTGCCTTAAAAAAGGCTGCTAAAAGCACCGAAGAATTAGGTGAAAAGTCCAAAGACACTACGAAAGCAATTTCGTTAAATATGGAAGAAGCCTCTTCAAGTGTTGAAAATTATTCTTCAAAACTTGATGAAGCTAAACAGGCAATGACTGAACTTTTCTCACAGCAAAATGGTAGTACGGCTGGCGTAGAAACTTATTTCAAGAATACACTTGATTTAGTTACGAATTTAAAGGAACAGCAGAAAAAGGCTGTTGAAACCTATAACAAGCAAATTGAAGCAGCAGAAGGAAAATCCGAAGCTGAAAAGCAAAAGATTTTCGCTAATGCCTCAACCGAGTATATGAAGGCTGTTCAATCGTCCAATAATGATTTGTTAAAAGTTTATACGGATTATTCTAATCAGTTGAAAAATAACAAAACGATAGAGGGGCAAGAGTTAACTGAACAGCAACGAGCGACTTTACAGAATCAAACAAATATTATTCGCGATAATTTAGTAGAGCAACAGAAACAATTTGTTGAAGCAGGTGTAAACAAGCTAAATAACAATCAAATGTTAAGCGAGCAAGAAAAAGAGCAAACCTTAACAAGCTTACGAACACTTGGGGAACTTCAAGCGCAACAAGTGCAAGAAAATAACGCCCAAATTCAGCAATTAGAAACACAAAAAAACCAAGCAAAAACGGAATCTGAAAAAGCAGCTTTCCAAAATCAAATCACACAATTGCAAACACAAAACAGCCAGATACGCCAAAGTGAATTAGAGCAAGGAGCGCAACTTCTAGCGATTATTTCACAAAATGGTGCGAATAAAATTGCGGTGACGGCTGATAATTTAGCACAGCTTAAAGGTGTGACAGACCAACAGCTTTTAGGCATTTATCAATCTTATGTAAATAACGGTGCTAGCATTGATCAACAGATGGCTTTATTAGCTGGCATATTACGCCAACGGGGGATTGAAGGCTCTAACGGTTTAGTTCAAGGATTACAAAGCAATGACCCTAAATTATGGGCGAATATGTCAAAAGCTGACATTGTGAATACCTTGCAATCATTACCGCCTGATTTGTTTAAAAACGGTCAAGATGGTAAAAACAAATTAATCGACGGGTTGAACTCAGGAAAAGTTGAAATCAATAATGTCGGTCAAGAGTTAATGAATCAGATGAACTCAGGCGTAAAAAATAAGAAAGCAGAAGCGGAAAAAACTTCTGGTGATGTAGCTTCATCTGGTGCAAAGGGCGCAAAAAGTAAAGGTAAAGAATACAATAGCGGCGGTAATTCTAATGCTGGCGAGTATAACACAGGGCTAGCGAAACAGAAAAGCAACGCAAAACAAAAAGGTACCGAATTAGGTTCAGCGCCAGTTGAAGGAATAAAAACAAAAGCTTCTGCTATGCAAAGCGCAGGAGAACAGCTTGGACGTAGTTTTGTTCAAGGATTATCTTCTCAGGTTGGTTCAGCTAATAATGCAGGAAAAGATTTAGGAAATGCTGTTAAAAGTGGTGCTAGCTCGGTAAGTATATGGTATCAGTCGGTTCGAATCTAGCTAGTGGTGTTGCTTCTGGTATTCGGGCAAGCCAAGGTGAAGCTGTGTCCGCCATGCAAAATTTAGTAGCTGCAGTTAATGCCGAAGCACAGAAAAAAGCAAAAATTAAATCACCATCACGTTTATTGAAATATGACGTTGGTGTTTTCCTTGCACAAGGTGTAGCTGCAGGTATTCGAGAAGATACGTCGGTTGCCGTACAAAGTGCAAAAGATATGATTTCAAGCATCCATCAATCCATTACAGGTAGCCGTTTGATGAAACGTTCAAATGCAATTGAGGTAAAACATTCTATAGATAATACGCCAATGGGAAAAATGGTAGAAATCTTAGAAGAAATACGACATTTAACTGTTGTTATGGATACTGGCCAAGTAGTGGGAGCGCTAGGTAGCCCAATGAATCTTAATTTAGCAGAACAACAAAAGCAAGATGGGAGGTATCGTAGTTGATTGAAATTGTAGAATATATGGCCAAAGGTCGTTTTAATAGCAAAGAACACGGTTTCTACATTATTGAACACGATGCTCCTTCCGCGGAAGAAGTGGAAATTATTGAACAGATCCCTTTCATGCAAGGGCAGTATGATTTTTCCATGCTTACAGGAGAACGAATTTTTAGTAATCGTATTGTCACTGTTACTTTTTGGCGACCTAATACGCCATACGAAGAACGGAAGGCATTAGAGGCGAAAGTAAAAGAAGAATTGATGATGGATGGAATTGATTACATTGATGATTCTTGGTTACGCTCAGGACTTCGCTGGTATGGAAAATGCAAAAGTGTGAAAGCAGAAGATGACTCGTCAAGTAATTCATTAACGTTAACAGTAGAATTTGACGTGTATCCTTTTGCTTTAAGGGAAAATATTTCTTATTCCGATGTCTTTGACGAGGACTATTTCACAGACGATAGCGCTGATAATTGGACAGGCTATTATATTCATGGGCAAAGAAAAATTTCCCTTATTAATATGGGAGCAAATGCTTCTAGTCCAACAATAAAGGCAACATCTGCTATGCGATTAACTACTGATGACGGAACAACAATAAAAGTTCCGAAAGGCGAATCGCAAGATTATTTCTTTAAATTAAAAAGAGGGACCAACCACTTAACTATTTATGGCGAAGGTCATATCTCTTTCTTTATGTCTAGTGAGGTGATGGTCTAATGTATCGAGTATTATTGTTTGATAATCCGAACAGAAAGAATCCAAAGATTGTTCATGAGCCATATAGCTATGGTGAGAAAATCAAAGATAGTGAAGTATATTTATCGCTTAACGGATTAGGAATTTCTACTTTTGAATTTACCTTTAATATTAACAATAAATACTATCAAAAGATCGAGCCGATTATTCACTTTATCCAGATTGTGGATGTTACAAGAAATAAAGAAATTTTTTATGGTAGAGTTGCTAAAATCACGAATAAAATGGAAGCATCAGGAAGCTTTTCTCAAACTCTCTTAGCAGAGGATGAGAAAGCTTTTTTATATGATTCTGTTCAAACCTATATGAAACCAACACGGATGACTATATCTGCTTATTTACAAAAAATACTCGATGCACACAATAAACAAGTTGAAGCGCATAAGCAGTTTCGGCTTGGTGAAGTGAATGTTGTAGATAATGGGGACTTGCTAAGAGGATTAGGCTATCAAAGTACAGCTGATACCATTAAAGAAAAATTGTTGGATAGGCTGGGCGGTACGTTAACACTTCGACGCGTTGGGAATATAAATTATTTAGATTATCTATCTAATTATGGTGTGAACAGTGAAACTCCTTTACAGTTAACCAAAAATCTAAAAAGTGCTACTCGAGATATTGATATTTCTGAATTGTTTACAAGAATTGTGCCTGTTGGTCAAGATATTGAAGATACGTCAAATACTGATATTGAAGTGGGAACAGATTTTTCACGACCTAAATATACCATCGAAAAAGTAAATGGCGGTAAGAATTACCTTGATGATGAAGCGTTAATCAAAAAATTTGGATTAAACACAGGCATTGTAGAATTTTCAAATGTCAAAGACCCATCAATTTTAAAACGTCGAGGGTTGCAATGGCTAAAAGACCAAAGCTTGATGTTGGTAACTTGGACAGTTGAAGCCATTGAGTTAGGGCTATTGGATAAACGGTATGAATTAATCACTTTAGGAAACAGTTATAAAGTAGATAATCAATTTATTTATGCTGTAGAACGATTACAAGTGATTGAGAAAAAATTTAGTATTTTAGAACCGCAAAAGGTTACTTTGACTATTGGTTCGAAAAAGAAAAAACTAACCGATTATCAAAACGAAATAAAAGCTATTCAATCCAATTTAGTAAACGTAAAAAAATTTGCGACTGTAGGAGTTCAAAACATATCAGAGTTGATAAAAAGACAGGAAGAATTTGACAATGATTTATCTGTTCAAAGTAGTAAAGTTAGTTCTTTGGAAGACTTAACCAGTGAATTAACAACAACCGTGACAGAATCGACAGAAGCCTTTAAACAATTAGCAAGTGATTTAACAAATACAGTCGAATCTGTAGGCACTGCTCAAACTGATATGAAAAAGGCGTTAGACGATTTAATTAAGCGCGTAGAGAAATTAGAAAAATAAGAGAGGTGAGACGGTTGGCACAAGAATTTAAGGATACTCGACCAACAAATGAACCAAATACAACAGTTGATTATCAAGACCCGACCGATGTCGATGAGGTGCAAGATGAAATAAAAAACGGTGTGATTGATCCTATTTCTCAAACGTTTGCTTTGTGGATTCGAACAAAGATGTATCGACGACATGTTCGAGAATCTTTAGCTCGTATGATGGAGTATACCAGTGTTTTATTTAATAAAATAAAGGCTATTTCTGAAAATACAGAAAAGCGCCAATCTAAAGTAGAACAACGTCAAACCAATTTAGAGGAACGTTTTAAAGATGTAATCGCAAATGCTACAACAGATAGCGAAGTTATCGATGCTCGAAGTAGTGAACGTTTGGGGAATTTTAAAACGTTGGATGAACGGCTAGAATATTTTGAAAATATTATTGCTTCTGTAATTCCAGTTGGTTTTGATGTAACTATTGTTCACAATTTAGGAGCTCAACCAGTCGTTAATGTTCGTACTTGGACACATGGTATAGGTGTACTGCCTTTAGGTACAGAACCAACAGGGTTATTTGGCGGTAGTGCTTCTCAATCAATTCAAAGCACTGTAAGACATGTTAATTCTTCAGAGTGCATTGTATCTATTCCTTTGGATTATACAACGGAATTTTTACCAGTAAAAATTAATGAATATAAATATTTACTTATAGATGAAAAAAATAGTCGATCCATAGTGTTTGATTTAATTATATAGAAAGGATGTTGAGAATATGGAATTAACCAGAATTTATCGAGGGATGGAGAACGGAGCAGAAGCTATTGAAGAAAATTTTGATAGTCTTGAAAAGTTACTAAATAAGTTATCTGAAACAAATATTTTAAATGTAGGTAAAAAAGTTTGGTCAGGAGCATGGTATATGGGGGAAAATCAATCAATTAATCCGAGTTTACCATTGGATCAATGTCTTTCTGGCTGGTTATTTTTATATCAACCATATAACACAAGTACAAGCCTAGGAGACAATTGGGATTTGAACTATGTATTTGTTCCAAAAACGCATATAGTGGAATTTGGAGGTCGTGCGGTTGTTCATCATTTAGAAACATTGAATGGAGCAAAATACAACAAATATATTTATATAAGCAATACGCAAATTTTAGGCCATAAAAATAATAATACTGCTTCAAAAACTTTTGTATTGACACGGGTGTATGCAATTTAAGAAAGGAGAAAGTTAGCTATGAAAATTTGGATTGAAAATAGAATTGGCTATTTAGAAGGTTATTCTACAATGGAACAACCAGATAATGTTGAGCTTGAAGTGAAAAAAGAACCGTTTGATTTTATGAATTGGCGTTATGATGGCGCACAATTGATTCATGATCCAGAAAATGCACCACAACCAGAGCCAACACCACCAACCGACATTGAGGTATTACAAGCCGAAAATGCGGAATTAAAACAATTGAATTCAAAACTCATGGTTAATGACGTGAATTTAAAAAAAGAGCTTTCAGAAGTAACGAAAAAAGCAGATAATTTTGCGCAAATTAGTGCAAAATCAATGCTTGCGATTAATCAATTAACCAATCAGGTAAAAGAAATTAACGAAAAATTAGCAGAAGGAGTGGAATAAAATGTTTACATTTGATGACATTAAAATGATGTATGACTGGGGCTGTTTTACAGATGAACAAGTAATGGAGTTTGTCCCACTTTGCATTACAGAAAAAGAAGCGAAAGAAATTGTCGGAAAGTAGGTAAGTAGGTTTGGCGTTATTTGATTTTTTGGAGCGTTTTGTAGCAGACCCAGATTATAAAGCAGTATATGTTTTAATGTTGATTTGTATTGCAATGACTATTGATTTTATTAGCGGCACTATCGCAGCCAAGATAAATCCAGAAATTGAGTTTAAAAGTAAAATAGGGATCAACGGAATATTAAGGAAAGTAGCAAGTATTGTCTTGCTGCTTTTTTTCATTCCCTTAGCACCGTTAGTACCTGGTGGCGCTGGTGTGGGGCTATTATATGTTCTGTATGTTGGCTATCTGATGATGGAAATTAAATCGATATTTGAGAACTATCAGAAGATGGGAGTAGTTACGGAGCTATTTGAAGATTTCATAAAAAATTTAAAAAATAAAAAATAGGAAGGTGTCTTTATGAAAAAAATTGTAACGTTGATTATTGTAGCGTTGGTAGCAGTTACTCCTTTAAATGTATTCGCTGCAAAAGGTGATCAAGGCGTTGACTGGGCGATTTATCAAGGCGAACAAGGCCGTTTTGGCTATGCACATGATAAATTCGCTATTGCCCAGATTGGTGGCTACAATGCTAGCGGTATTTATGAACAATACACATATAAATCACAAGTAGCGAGTGCTATTGCACAAGGTAAACGTGCGCATACCTATATTTGGTATGACACTTGGGGAAACATGGATATTGCAAAAACAACAATGGATTACTTCTTACCACGTATTCAAACGCCTAAAAATTCCATCGTTGCTTTAGACTTTGAGCATGGTGCTAGTTCTGACGTAAACGCAAATACGGAAACAATCCTGTACGGTATGCGCCGTATTAAACAAGCAGGGTATACACCAATGTATTATTCATACAAGCCTTTTACGTTGCAGTATGTGGACTATCAGCGAATTATTAAAGAGTTCCCTAACTCTTTATGGATTGCTGCTTATCCTAGCTATGAAGTAACGCCAGAACCATTGTATGCTTATTTCCCAAGTATGGAGGGCATTGGTATTTGGCAATTTACATCCACTTATATTGCAGGTGGGTTAGATGGTAACGTAGATTTAATAGGAATTACGGATAGTGGTTATACAGATACCAATAAACCAGAAACGGACACGCCAGCAACAGATGCAGGCGAAGAAATTGAAAAAATACCTAATTCTGATGTTAAAGTTGGCGATACCGTCAAAGTGAAATTTAATGTAGATGCTTGGGCAACAGGCGAAGCTATTCCAGATTGGGTAAAAGGAAACAGCTATATAGTACAAGAAGTAACTGAGAGCAGAGTATTGCTTGAAGGTATCTTGTCATGGATCAGCAAAGGCGATATTGAATTATTGCCAGATGCGGCAACTGTTCCTGATAAACTACCAGAAGCGACTCATGTGGTACAATACGGCGAAACATTATCAAGCATTGCTTATCAATACGGAACAAACTATCAAACATTGGCTGCATTAAATGGATTGACAAATCCAAATCTTATTTACCCTGGCCAAATTTTGAAAGTAAATGGATTAGTAGTAAGCAACATTTACACAGTTCAATACGGTGATAATTTATCAAGCATTGCAGCTAAGCTTGGTACGACTTATCAAACCTTAGCTGCATTAAACGGATTAGCAAATCCTAACTTAATTTATCCTGGTCAAACATTGAGCTATTGATTTTTTGCAAAATCGGTTGAAATTTAGAGGTACCTCATTTACAATAGAATCACCTTTTCATATTATGACTCTTTTCGATTTAGAAAAGAGGTGCTCCTATCTTATGCCAAGTCCTTAGGTAGGAGCATTTTAATTTTACTCATACGTAGCTTAGTTTAAAGCTATTGTATTACATAAGAAAACACCTACCACAGATGCACGTACTTCCCCAAGCAGTTGTCTGTGCGGTAGGTGTTTTTTTAGATTTTACTTGTTAATCATAACCGATTTTCTTTTTTTATAACAAGGTTAAGCTTGAATTTATGAAAAGGATAATGTGTACGGAATTTATCCTAATAAAAAATAGAATTAGCCTATTTCTAAGCTACTATTACTTGAGAACAGTTTCCTTTTAAATAAGTGGAAAATTGTAGTACAGCTACTTTAGCGATATTCCTTAATATCCCGGTTCTAATTTAAAGCCAAACACAATTTTGTTAATAATGTTAATAAGTTGTGAATAATTTTATTGGTTGAATTAACAAAACTAATTTGCTAGAATAATAAAGCAATTACTTGTAGTAAAAGACTACAGGCCCCTTGTATCATAATTGTGCAAGGGGGTTTTTTGTATCGTATATTTATATTTATATTTCATGTCTAGAGTAGATGGATTATAACCTTTTTATAGTATTGATCCATCATGTTTTAATACACTCATTTGCTTTATATGAAGTAGTATGGTATTATAAATAGGTAATCAATTTTGACATGTAACGAGAGCGCTATACATAAGACTATAATTCTCCTTTTGCTTATCAAACATTTTTTGCAACAAATCGCATACAGGGTATGCACAAGGAGGAAACATATATGAACAACGGTACAGTAAAGTGGTTTAACTCAGACAAAGGTTTTGGATTTATTACAGGTGAAGATGGCAATGATGTATTTGCTCATTTTTCAGCAATTCAAGCGGATGGTTTTAAGTCATTAGAAGAAGGACAAGCAGTAACTTTTGATATTGAAGAAGGACAGCGCGGTATGCAAGCTGTTAATATTTTTAAAGCATAATAAAGGTTTTGGTAAAACGTTCCAATTTAATTGGAACGTTTTTTTTATAAGATTAAATTGATAGGCTCTGAATGTTGAAAACGAAAGGAGATCATCATATGGGATTTGGAAAATGGAAAGAAGTTATACCATCAGATAAAAGTAAACAGTTTGAAGAAGGACAGAAAGTATCATTTATTTACAGAAAAGAAATTAGAAGTGGTATAATAGCTGTTTTATTTATTAATTCAGCAGTAATTAACATTATAGACAGTTCTAAGCCAAAAAACAAAAAAGAAAAAACAGTAATTAGTTATGAGAAACTATTATCGATGTATCAATTAAAAGACCTTAGTTTAGATTAGGGTCTTTGTGTTAAACTTAAGACAAGGATTTATGGCATGCTCTTTTTTCTAAACAGATTCTTTACGTGTTAAAGGATCTGTTATTTTTATTTAAAAATTGTTAGCTAGTTAGAGCAAATGGTTCGTAATCATTCGGTTGATTGTTCGAATTTATCATAGTAGTTAAAACGAAATTATCATGTGTATATAGAAAACACCTACTGAAGACGCACAGTACTTCCCCAAGTTGTGTATGTTTAGTAGGTGTTTATTTATAATTGTATATTTGAATTATAAATAAAATACAATTGTTTTGTAAAATGAAAACTTGAAATTTAAAAAAGAAAGCGGTAAAATATCTTTACCAAACAATTTTATTTTTCATTTTATTACTACCTCTTGCCGCCTTTCCCCAATGAGGCGGCATCTTTTTACATAAAAATATTGAACTAAAAAAATAGATATTGTAAAATATTGATACATATTTAAACTCTTATTTTTTACGCAGACCGCCTTTTCTCAATAAGACGGTCGTTTTTTTGTTGAAAATTGAAAATCAGTAAAGTAAAATTATTATATATTAAGCTATAACCAGTAAGAACTATTTTATCCCCAATAAGCTAGTTATTACTTGGACCATTAGCTCAGCTGGTTAGAGCAAAAGGCTCATGACCATTCGGTCGATGGTTCGAATTCATCATGGTCGATAATAGAATTAGACAGGTAGTGAATTATTTTGAAAAGAACAGGAATTCTCTTAGTGAATTTAGGAACACCAAAAGATTCTTCCAAGACGGAAGTAAGGAAGTATTTAAAAACTTTTTTATCAGATAGAAGAGTAATAAAAATACATCCTATAATTTGGAAACCGATTTTGAACGGTATTATTTTGAATATACGTCCAAAAAAATCAGCAAAACTCTATCAAAAAATTTGTACTGAAAATGGATTTCCTCTTTTGGAATATACTGAGAAACAAATGGAAAATTTGAAAAATATATGTCCAGAAGTGGAAGTTACAATTGGAATGTCATACAGTGAACCGAGTATAGAAACTGCTCTAGATACATTATTATCAAAAGAGATTGAAGAACTCAATGTCATACCAATGTATCCGCAATACTCTGGGACAACGGTAGGATCAGTGTTTGATTCCGTTATGAATTATTTTATAAAAAGTGATAGGATAGTGGATATTAAATTTATTCGATCATTTTACAATAATCCACAGTATATAGGTTACTTTTCAAAAAAAATAAATGAAGCTTTGAATGAAAGTCCAATAGATGCTATCGTTTTTTCATACCACGGAATTCCTATGTCTTATGTAAAAGATGGGGATAACTACCCGGAGGAATGTACTAAAACAACAAAATTAATAATGGATAAATTAGGAGATATTCCTTATTATCAAACCTATCAATCGAAATTTGGGCCATCTGAATGGTTAAAACCAGCAACTGATGATACCTTGAAAAAATTACCATCAAAAGGTATTAAAAATATATTAATTGTTGCACCAGGGTTTGTTGTAGACTGTCTAGAAACAATAGAAGAATTGGAACACGAAAACAGAAACTATTTTTTAGAAAATGGTGGGGAATTCTACAAATATGTTCATCCATTTAATGGGGATATTGAATTTGCAAAATTAGTAAAGGACATTATTTCTTTGTAG